CCCAATTACCCGCAAATTGAGTTAAGCTAGGGGGGTCCGAAAAGCGCCCCGAGGGAATTCCCAAAAAAAAGGGGAAATTCCCCGAAAGGAAAGCCATGACAAACAGACTGCCGCCTGAACTGCATTTGGTTCACGGAACCAAGGCCAGCCATAAAGCAGAACCGCTACCGGAAAAAGTCCGGGCTAGAGTTCCCAAGGCTGATTGGTTGGATAACCCGGACGCTTGGAATCGGGAAGCGTTTATCAAGGAAACTTCTGATTTCCTGTGGGATACCTACGGTATTGGCAGCGACCAAGATAAGCACGTTCTGGCTGCTTTGGCTACCCAAATTGAGATTTTTGTCCAATGCTGGAAGGGTGTTCAAAAAGGCGGCATCATTACCAAATTCAATAATGGCGCAACCATTGGCCCAAATCCATACCTGACAGCCGGGGATAAGGCGCTTACTCGGGCGGTTGTCCTAATGAATGAACTTGGCCTAACCCCTAAAGGGCGGCTCGCACAAAACAAGACAGAAGGCGGTAAATACGCCAAACTCCTTAGTGGACCATGACCTACGAAGACGGGATTCTTTACGCTGTACAAGTTGCCAGAGGCGAAATAGCTGTTTGCCGAAATATCCGGTTGGCTTGTCAGAGGTTCTTAAATCAACTGGAAAACAAAGAATGGGCATGGGAATTCCATACCCGTTATGTTCAGCATTTCTTAGATTTTGCTGGAACACTGCGACATACCAAAGGCCCGGATGCTGGCAAGCCGCTTATTCTTGAGCCATTCCAAATATTTGCAATTTGCGCTATCTATGGCTTCCGATCTAAAAAAGACGCAAGCCGCAGGATGGTTACGGATGTCATTGTTTACATCCCCCGCAAAGCCGGTAAATCAACCCTAACCGCAGCAATCGCACTTTATGAACTGGCGTTTGGTGAAGCTGGCTCAGAAGTGTATTGTTTGGCGACAACCCGAGACCAAGCCAACATTGTTTTTACGGCGGCAACGGGTTTTGTTGAATCTATGCCCGGCGATGTGGCGGCGCTATACAACGTAGTGCGGCATCACATTACCAAGGTTGGCGACAGTCAATCTATGTTCAAAGCCCTTAGCCGGGACACCAAAAAGACTGGTGACGGTCTAAACCCGTCTTGCGCCATCATTGACGAAGCGGCGCAGATTGTGGACAGGAACAGCATTGAAGTGCTGCATTCCGGTATGGTGGCCCGTAAGAATCCGCTAAGGATTTACATCACCACCGCCAGTTTCACCAAGGAAACCAAGTTCTACGAAGACATGATGATGCTGGAAGCAATGCTTTCTGGCGAAGCGGAAGATAACCCACGGTGGTTTGGTTTGCTGTATAGCCTAGACTTGGCAGACGATTGGCGCGACCCAAAAACATGGGCTAAGGCTAACCCAATGCACGGCATTAGCGTATTTGAGGACGCAATTGCACAACGCGCCGAAGAAGCAAAACACAAGCCAGCAGCCTTAAATGAATTCTTGTGCAAGACGCTGAATATTTATGTCAGCGCCAATAGTGCGTGGATTGACAGGGGTTATTGGGATGATGAACGCGCCCTAATCACAGGCTCACCACGTGAGCCTGAAGCGGTGTTTATTGGGTTTGACTTGGCGGCAACGCGAGATTTGAACGCTGTTTGTACGCTTAAAAGATATGCAGAGGATGATTACGAAGCTGAATTTAAGTTCTTTTTGCCAGAAGATGGTTATGGCCTCATTCCTAAACATTACGGGGACATATTTAGGGTTGCAAGGCAATCAGGAATCCTGCACATTACCGAAGGCAACGTTATGGACGATAGGGAAATCAGCGATTACATCGTCCAACAGTGCCAAAAGTACGATGTAAAAGAGATTGGCTTTGATGCCTATAACGCTGCAAGTTTGGTGGCTCGATTGGTGGAAAACGGCTTGCCAGTCAAAAAAGTGGGGCAAGGAATGGCTGTTTTGTCCAATCCAAGCAAGCATGTCGAAAAACTATTGATGAATTATCAAATAAGGCATAATGGAAACGCTTTCGTTGGCTGGCAGCTAGGAAACTGTGAAGTTTATGAGGATGTGAATGGAAACATCAAAATTCGCAAGAATGAAGCCGATAAAAGCGCCAAGGTGGACGGAATCATTGCAATGATTATTGCCATGCACTGTTCCTTGGACAACCCCGCTACAAGCGGTTTTGGGTTTCGTACCTTCTGAGGTAAAACATGGCAATTCTTGACATTTTCAAGCGCAAAGACACCAAGAAGGCCGAAAGCAATACGCTTTTTGGACAAACAGCCCTTGGAAATAACGTTTTATGGGCGGCTGGTCAAAAAGGCCCACAAGTTGCCCAACAAATCCTTTACGTTACCACCGCCAGCACCACCAATGCTGGTCGTCCGGTGGATATGTCGGTTCTGTCGCGCAACAGCACCGTTATGGCTTGCGTTGGCGTAAAAGCCCGTTCTTTGGCTCAATTGCCTATTAGGGTTGTTTACCAAGACGATAACGGAACCTTTGTTGATGCGGTGCGTTCCGACAAAGTAGGCCCCCGCGACAAAGCCAAAGCAAAATCTGTACTAAGTTTGCTTGGAAACCCTAACAATTTTCAAAGCCAATACGAGTTCTGGTATCAGTGGCTGATGTGGCACGAGTTGTCTGGAGAGGCGTTTACGCTTTGGTGGCGCAAAGACCAAGAAAATAGCACACAAACCCCGCTAGAAATGTATGTGCTGGACAGCACTTTGATTGCCCCCACGGTTACGCCTACCCGTTACCCGACATACCGTCTGTCTACCCCGATGGGTGCGCCTGACTATTACGGGTTCCAAAACGGCAATCAATTGCCGTATTACCAAATCATGCACGTTACAGACCAAGCGTGGCAAGGTTCCGCTGGTTTCAATAAAGGTATTTTGGCCGCTGAACTGGTTGGCCTTGACCAAGACATTGACCTATACGCAAACTACATCATGCAAAACGGCGCAAAACCGTCTGGTTTGTTCCGTACCGAGGCAATTATCCCTGATGGCAAATACAAGGAAATTGCTGCCCGTCTGAAAGAGGCATGGAACCAAATGACTGGTAGCAAGGACAGCGATGCGTCCAAAGCCGGTCAAGGAATGTTGCTTGATAATGGCATGACGTATGAGCCAATTCAGATGTTGAACCTTCAGGACGCAGACGCAGCCGCCTTGAAGCTACAAACCATGAAACGTCTGTGTGGCGTGTTTGGCGTTCCCCCGGCAATGGTTGGAATCGCCGATCAAAAATATAACAACACACAAACTATGCTGGATGAATTCTATAAATCCACTATGTATCCGCTTTTGGTGAATGTTCAGCAAAAACTCAAGCAACACCTTTTCCCCGGATATCCGAATTTGTCGGTTGAGTTTGATACGCGCAATTTCTTAAAAGGTGCGCCACTTGACCAGATGAATTTTGCATCGGCTGGCGTTTCGGCGGGAATTATGACCCCCAACGAAGCGCGGCAATATCTTGGAATGCCAGAACACGCCGAAGGCGATGAACTGGTGTCAAAAAACCAAAAATCAGAGCCAATTTCAGGCTCTAGCCCACAAGACACGGGTGGCGGTGGTGGCAACCAAACCCGGAAAATGAACATCGGCAAATAAAGTGTCACTTATTTTTAAATTAGTGATAGCATCCTTGGCAACTTATAAGCCAAATGCTGAACCGCCAAAAAAGCGCGGCAGGCCCCCTAAAATACAAGATATTGACCTGACCAAAACTGTAGGGGTTATCCATGACCAAACACTTGACGCTGGTTTGCGAAGCCAAACTGGTAGCCGAAAAGGCAGGAAACGAATGCGGCTTGATTGAAGCCACAGTAACGACTTGGGGCGCACGGGAAGGCGCAGATGGTCGACGTTTCTTCTACAAGCCTGAAGGTTTTATGGAATGGGCAAAAGAATTTGCCGCCAAAGGCAGACCACTTCCTATGTTCGTGAATCACGAAAGCAGCAACATTCCCGTTGGCGAATGGACTGACTTTGAAATGACTGAAAGCGGTATGAACGCTTCAGGCCGCATTTACATGAACACCCAACAAGGCAAAGATTTGTATGCCGTAATGAAAGAATCGCCAATGATGTTTGGCGGTGTTTCTGTTGGCGCTTATGCTGAGGAATATCAGTGGGTTAAAGAAGATGGCGATACTTTCCCCGCAGGTTCTGGCGATTATTGGGATGAAGGTTATTTTCAAATCACCAAAGGCGGCTTGTCGGAAGTTAGCGTGGTAATTCACCCCAACAACACAAAAGCCGAAGTCAGCAAGCTGGAATATTTCCGTCCA